CCGCGTTGTCCGTCAGTATGACATCAACAACGACCGACTGCCCTGCCGTATTGACGTTCTGTATGGCTACAGCGTCATTCGTCCGCAGATGGCGGTTCGCCTTTGGGGCTAATCAGATGGGGCTTCGGCCCCGTCTTTTTCTCTAATTCAGGAGCAATGAATCATGGCTGCTTATGATCCCGTTACGCAGAGCGCTGCTTATCCGCTCGACACCCTCGGTCCCGATCCGCTTATCCCGAACGCCGTTGGCGGTTATCAGCTTGGCGCAGGCGCGCTGACCGAGCCGCTTATGACCCCGCAGCCCGCCCCGAGCGCGCTGACGGGCGCGACGGTCACGGTCACTGTTGGCAATCTCGCCAACGGTATCATCACCGTTGATTCGGGCGGCACGGATGCCGGCACCTACACGTTCCCGACCGGCGCGCTTATCGACGCGGCGTTCCCCAGCATCAAGACGAACTCGGCGTTCGATGTCGTCGTCATCAACCTTGGTGACGCGGCCCAGAACGATGTGACGTTCGGCGCGGGCGCTGGTAACACCATTGTCGGTAACGCGGTTGTCGCGGACGCCCAGACGGCGACGTTCCCGGCTTCGGCTCGCTTCCGCTTCCGCCGCACCGGCACGGCCGCCTACACGATCTATCGCATCGGTTAATCACAGGAGAAGGCAATGCCCAATACAAAACCAGTCGGCGTTGCCTTCTCTGATCCCGAACTCGTAGCTGGCACGACCATCACGGGTGCGACGATCAGTGGAGGCACGATTACCGGCACTACTATTAGCTCAACAGCTAAAGTTGCGTCTGACATTGCCAGCGGTATTTCTGCGAGCCAACAGGGCGCGACGATTGCTGTTACTACCGCAGGCACGAACGATGTCTTCATGATCGCACCGGCTGCGGGCGTGCTGACTTCGGCGTTGTTTTCGGGCGTTGACGCGTTGACAGCGAACGACACGAACTACATTACGTTCAGCATCACCAATCTTGGTCAGGCTGGCGCGGGAACGGCTGCTATGTTGGCCGCTACCGACGCCAATACGACCAAGGCGACGGGCGGCACCGGGATCGCCGCGAACACGGTACGTTCGCTTACGCTCAACGGCACGGCCGCTAATCTAGTGGTTGCGGCTGGCGACCGTATCCGCATCCGCGCGACGGTTTCTGGCACGCTTGCCAATACGGTGACGTTCCCGGTTTACAGACTGACGTTTACCGTCGCTTAATCAAATCCTACGGGCGGGCTACGGCCCGCCTGGCCCTTACCATAGGTGTAAAATGGCTGTAATCTATCTGCGCCACCCCAAGCATGGGGTGAAAATTGCGACTATGGACCTAGAGGCTGATTATGACGAACAGAATGGTTGGGAGCGTTTTGACCCTTGTGACCCTCCTGTTCAGCGCAGAGGCCGCCGTAGCGCAGACCTACACACAGATGCAGTGGGGAATGAACAAGGGGGTAACGCCTTACGCCTTCGGCGCGAACATTAATGGCACATGGCGTGACCTTGGGACTGTTTCTGCGGCCGGCGTATGGTCTATTCCAGCGACGAACATCTCAGGTCTTGGCACCGCCGCGTTTCAGAATATTGGGTCTAGCGGAGCCAATGTCCCGCTGCTGAGCGGCACCAATACGTGGGGCGGGGCGCAGACCTTTTCCAGTCAGGTCACAACTTTTTCGGCTTCTACTGCCGATATTGAGATTGGCAGCACCTCAGTATCTAATACGCCGTTGATTGATTTTCGGTCTTCTGGGCTTAATAACGATTTTGACGCCCGTATTTTGGCTTCTGGCGGCACTTCTACGCCGGGGCAGGGGACGCTTACCATCACAGCAAGTAACAGCGTCACCTTTCCCGGCAAAGTGACTTTTAACGCCCCGCTCGGCTCTACGTCGCTTGGGACGGGCCTGACGTTGAATACGGCGCTACAAGATTTCTCGTCGGTAGTGGGGTCAGCGTCAAAATTTTTCTTTCCAGACTACTATGGAAACCCGGCCACAGGCATTATCCATCGCGCAAACCGTTTATTCTTGGGCGCTTCATCAGGCATAGGCGGCTATTTATCCGTGGCTCCAGTAACACCTTCAAGCTGGATAGACGCATACCTACCCGCTGGCGGCGCTAAAAACGCCGTTCACTTGGCTACTTTATCTGTAGGCGATCCTGTCGGAATAAACGCCATAACGGGGTATACCCGCACCAGCGACATTAAGGCTTGGTCGGGAGCTACGTCGGGCGGATCACAAGCAGTAAACGCATTTGCCATTAACGATGACACTTCGGCTTTACCGGCGTCTCCTATTGCAGTGCCTATCTTTACTGGCGCAGTCAGAGTAGCGGGTGTTAACGGCATTACTCTCAACCAGTTTGAGGTGACAAACGAAGGTAATGCTGTCGATACGGACCCCTATGACGGGCTTTCTGTTGCCGGAACTACGTGGGGACTTGGGCTTACGGCCGGGTTTATGGGTTCGGGCGCTAACCCTGTCACCGGATTTTTATATCTTGGAGATCAAACAGCAGTCCCAACGTATAAAAAAGCTGAGTTTGGTATTCTCGCTAACGTAAATGCTTTTAATCCGGCTAAAGGTAATGGCGGCAATGGTATTTTTGCCAAGCTCGCGCGCGGGCAATCTGTGCAATGGATAAATTCGTTGCACACCGTCGATGCAGAGATATATGCGGTTGGCGATGGGCTCCATGCGCACAATACAAATCTTACAGTAGACTACAATATTTTTGCGGGGGCCGCTATTGTATCTAAAGGAACAAAACCAACCATAACCGGCGCTGGCGGCACTTGCGCGGCGGGAACCGTAACTGGCGGCGCAATTGCAGGAACGACCGCGCTTACAGGGAACTGTGTAAGCGGAAATACGCTCGCGTTAACCGGAATGCCTGCGACCACTACCGGATACGCCTGTGACGCGACAGACAGAACTGCAAAGGCCGTGACGTTGGTGGAAACAACTACGACCACCACTAGCGCCACATTTGAATTTATCGCAAACAGCAATTCGGCTAATGTGATTCAGTTCAAATGTATGGGCTACTGACATGATTACGACCGTTACCCGCGAACAATTGTTTATCGCTATATCTGTGGTGAATGAAATGGACGCGGCGTATTCGGGCGTGTCGGCAGACGCTAACTATCCTGACTGGATAGAGTTTAACGCGGCTAAACGGGTCAAAGTTGGCGACCCATTGTATGTTCAAATCCAACTGGCCCTTGGCTATACGTCCGCGCAGATGCTTAACCTTTTTAACGCCGCCGTGCAGGTGCCCCTATGACGACTGTAACCCGCCAACAGTATTTCACCGCCTTAGCGCAGCTAGGCGACATGAACTTGCTGTTCCAAGCGGTTCCGGCCGACGCCGATACAAGCGATTGGATTGAGTTTTGGGCTGCGGAATATGTGACGACCGGCGACGCTCTCGCCATACTCACGCAATCTTCGCAAGGGTGGACAGACGGTCAAATGATCGCGCTGTTCAACGCGGCGCAGAATGTCCCGGTTGTCGTTCCGGCTACGTCTAACACCGTCACGTCTACCGCCAATAATCAGATCAACGGCGCGTTGCGGCTTCTTGGCGTTCTGGCGGAAGGTGAAACGCCGTCTGCCGAAACATCTCAGGACGCACTATTTGCGCTCAACCAGATGATTGATAGCTGGAATACTGAACGATTGGCGGTGTTTTCCACTCAAGATCAAGTGTTTAACTGGCCGGCAGGCGAACTTCGCCGGACTTTGGGGCCGTCCGGCGACTTTCTAGGCAATCGCCCGGTTTTGGTAGACGATTCAACTTACTTCCGCGACCCGCAGACCAATGTGTCTTACGGCATCAAGATCATCAACCAACAGCAGTATAATGGCATCGCGGTAAAAACCGTCACCAGCACCTACCCGCAAGTCATGTGGGTCAATATGACCTACCCCGACATTGAAATGTATGTCTATCCCAAGCCGCTGCGGCAGTTGGAATGGCATTTTGTTTCAGTGGAAGAGCTTGCCAATCCGGCCACGCTGGGCACGACGCTGGCTTTTCCGCCCGGCTATCTGCGGGCGTTCCGTTATAATCTGGCCTGCGAACTGGCCCCCGAGTTTGGCGTCGAGCCGTCCGCGCAAGTGCAGCGGATTGCAATGTATAGCAAGCGCAATCTGAAGCGTATCAATAATCCTGACGATATCATGGCGCTGCCTTACAGCATTGTAGGCACCCGTCAGCGGTATAACATCTACGCCGGGAATTTTTAAGGTTTTCAGCTACTTACAGGGTGCAAGCAACGTGAAATTTACGTTTGGCAGCAAGATATGCTTGATGGGCTTCTTCCGGCGTAGCGAAGTCGCCCAACCAATGCGTTTTGCCGCTGTGCGTAATGTTGGCGCGCCATTTATTTTGAAAAAATATAACGCCCATAAACCCAGACTTATTGCGTTTGTTTGGCTTGCGAACATTCTGCGCATTCCCCGATTCGTCGACTACTCGCAGATTGTCAAATCTATTGTCGTCTTTAACGCCGTTTATGTGGTCTATAATGCCGTCTGGCCATTTTCCGGTAACATACAGCCACGCCAACCTATGCGATTTATAGATTTTCCCTTTGTATCCTATAGTGCAATAGCCAATACGCTTTTCGCGGCATCCTGCCGCCCGTCCGGCACGTATGCTTTTAGACGGGCTGACCAACCACGTAAATACGCCAGTCTGACTGTCGTAAGAGAGAATTTTTTTGAGTTCTTCCGCCGTCATGTTCTATCCTCAAATGTAGTTTCTAGGTATATATACGCGGAAACTACAGGAGGTCAAGTCTGATGCAGACGCCAATTCTCGGCTCAAGCTATGTCGCGCGCAGCGTCAACGCTGCCGACAACCGCATGGTGAATCTTTTTCCCGAGATTGTGCCGGACGGCGGCAAACAGCCAGCGTTCCTTCAGCGCACGCCGGGCCTTCGCAAGCTGCTTGAGTTCCCGACAGGGCCAATTCGCGGGCTTTGGACTTTTGGTGATTATGGCTACGCCGTTGCCGGGACGCGGTTTTATAAGATTGCCTCGGACTGGACCTTTGTGGATAAAGGCGGCGTTCCAGGGTCTAACCCTGTTAATATGGTGGACAACGGCACGCAGTTGTTCATTGCTGACGGCGCTACCGGCTACATCTACAACGCCAATACAGATGTGTTCGCCCAGATTACGGACCCTGACTTTTACGGCGCGGTGGGCGTCGGGTTTATCGACGGCTATTTCGTCTTCAACCAGCCGAACAGCCAGA